AGAATGTTGGATTACAAATGGTGTAAAACTTCTAGCAAAGAAATATAATGATAAAGAAGTATATGAAGAAATATATTACACTAATGATATTGTACATTGTGTAAAACATGTAAATGACGAAGAGATTAAATTTGAATATTATTTTGATAATAAAGAAATGGCAAACAAGATAACTATGAAAGATGAAGCGTATCACAGTTTTAATAATGAACCAGCAATTGAGCAATATTATTATTCTGGTAAAATAAAATTAAAAAAATGGTATCATAATGGAGAATTGTTCAGAGACAATGATTTGCCAGTGATAGAAGAGTATTTTGAGTCTGGCAATATTAAAAGAAGAAAATGGCTTAAAAGAGAAGACAATTTACCGTTGACAGAAGTATATAATGATGATGGAATAATTTATATTAAAAGATGGATTGATCATGAAGAGTATTACAATGAAAATAATGAAATTTATTATGAACAACAAATATTAATTTTGGTTAAAAATGGTTAATGTTGTTACAAATATTTTTTCGTTTTCATATATTATATTTGTGTTTATTATGTAATTCAGTACTTGTTTATAAAAGAGAAGTTTATAAACTTTGTTTGTTAATTTTTCCAAAGAATTGTAATCTTTAGATATCATATTGAACATTCTTAACACAATTAAACAATTGCTAAATACTTTATTCAACCAAGTGAGTGTTGCACTTGGGATTACAGTGGAGTGATCACACAATTTATACAACTCTTTTTTATCTTCGATATATTTTATATAAAAAGATTCAACAGAATTTATCATATTTGTTATGTATGATTTAACTTTTTTATTATCATATTTCTTACTTATAACTTTTTTGAATAATTTCATATTCATTTTCTCAGTATTTATAGAAAACATAACTTTTAATTCATCCATAATTGATTCTATAAATGTATACTATATAAAATGCAGGAATATTATTCGATAACTCATAGTGTAGACAGTGATGCGCAATTAGTTAAAAAATTGGTTGATGATTTTCATCAAAATACAAGTGATAAAATACTAACAAATTGTTATAGATTATCAACTAAATACAAAGAGTATGTCATATCAAACGAGGAAGCAATTAATAATGAATTAAGACATGAACGAGATTATAATATTACATATTTTGGATTTCAAACATTATTAAAAAGTTATTTATTAGATTTTGATAAACAAAAAGAACGTCCACAGTGTTTATATATGAGAATCTCATTAAGTTTAACAAATTCTTTACAAGAAGCATTTAAAGTTTATCATCTACTAAGTCTTCATTATATATCTATGGCAACTCCTATCATGCTAAACGCGGGAACTATAAATTGTCAACTAAGTTCATGTTTTCAATTAGCCACAAAAGATGATTTGTCAGAACTATTTGATACTATTAAAAATAGTGCGTTGATTAGTAAATGGAGCGGAGGAGTTTCATTATGGTTGCATAATATTAGAGCTGAAGGGTCGATAATAAAAAAGACTGGTGGAAAAACATCTGGAATAAAAAATTATATAAAAATTTTAAACGATGTTCAAATATATGTAGATCAAGGTGGTAAACGCCCTGGGGCATTCGCTATGTATTTATCTGTAGATCATGACGATATATTTACTTTTCTCAAACAAGGAAGACTAAAAGGAGAAGAAGCTACTCAATCATTGAATGCTCCTGATTTAAAATATGCATTATGGGTTTCAGATTTATTTATGAAAACACTTCAAAGTCAAATTAATGGAGGTGACGGAAGTTGGTATCTATTTAGTCCAGATGATGTCCCATTATTGCACACAACATATGGAGATGAATATGAAAAACTTTATATGGAATATGTCAAAGAAAAGAAATATCGCAGATGTGTTAAAGCTGGAGATATAATTCAAGAGGCTTATAAATCATGGATGCAAATTGGAAATCCATACGTATTGTACAAGGATGCAATCAATAAGAAAAGTAATATGAAAAATGTTGGCATTATTCAGAGTAGCAATCTCTGTGTAAGCGGAGACACTTTTGTTATGACAAAAGATGGTCATGTGCCAATTGAGTATATTTATCAAAATAACCAATACATAAATAAAAAAACAATAATTTGGAATGGATATGAATGGAGATATGTTCAAATTGAAAAAACAAGTGATAAATCAGCATTGCTTGGCATTACATTAAGCGATGGAACTTTTATTAAATGTACTTTATTTCATAAGTTTTACATCTGCAATGAATCAAGAAAAACAAAAATAGTAAAACATAATGAACATGATGATATAACAATACCAAATGAAACTGATATAGAAGCATTGTTTGATAAAGAAGAAGAAACATATGCAAAAAATTTAACAGAGGGAATGATTTTACAAACATGTAAATTTCTGCCATATGATGCATCATTCATTCCAAAAATCACTAATTACACAACATGCAGTAAAGGAATTATTGTAACATGTGTTAATGCACATAAAGAAAAATTATATTATCAAATGAGAGGTATAAGTGTAATTATCATTGATAAAATAACAATTTTATTCAATTATAATGCCATCAAGATTCTCAATAAATTTTATAATGCTGATTTACCAAAGCCAAGAATAAAATATGTAGAACAAGTGTATGTTAAAAAAATATCTATGATTGAAGGAAGTCATCCAACATATTGTTTTGTTGAAGAATTCAAACATAGAGCTGTTTTCAATGGAATATACACCGGACAATGTTCAGAAGTTATTATTCCTTCATCCGTAGATAATAAAGAATATGGCGTTTGCAACCTTGGAGCCATATGTTTGAAACATTTTAATCTTGATTATAAAAAGATTTACGAAGCAAGTTATCAACAATGTGTCCTTCTAAATAATACAATTGATATTAATAATTTGCCATGTGTCGAAGGAAAAAATAGTAATTTAAAACATAGACCAATTGGAATAGGAATAATTGGACTTGCGGATGTATTCCAACAATGCAAATTAGAATATGGTTCAATAGAATCACAAAAAATATCAAGGGCTATCAGTGCCTCGATATATTATGGTGCATTAAAATCATCATGTGAATTAGCAAAAAAAGATGGAAAGTATGAATCATTCGATGGTAGTCCAATGAGTTTTAACATTCTTCAGCCAGATATGTGGAAAGATGATTATATGTTTCTTACGAATAATAAAACATGGGAAGAAGAAATTGAAGAATTAACCAATGGAATTATTACAAGAAATGATTGGAAAGAATTACGAAATAATATATCGATGCACGGAATCCGCAATTCTTATCTCATTGCATATATGCCAACCGCTACCACAAGTAATATAATTGGTCAAAATGAATGTTTCGAACCAATCACAAGTAATATATATACAAGAAAAACACTCGCCGGTGAATTTATTATAGTAAATAAATATCTCCTAAAAGAATTACAAGATTTATCACTATGGAACAACAAAATTCGACGTCAAATTATTAACAATGGTGGAAGCATTGCAAACGAAGATATTCCACAAGAAATAAAAAATAGATATAAAACAGCAAGAGAAATTCACCCATCATTGCTGACAAAAGTTATATTATCAATGGCTCCATTTGTTTGTCAATCTATATCAACAAATCTATTTTTAAACGAACCATGTCTTCCAAAAATACTTCGTTTCTTATTTGAAAATTGGAAAGGAGGATTAAAAACAGGATTATATTATTCACATACATCACCAGCGATAGGTACACAAAAAACATGTACAAGCTGTGTGATTTAAGTGCGATCAACATGCAGGTTCATTGAACTTGCAGTGTTACCAACAATTCTATTCCATTTTTTATCTAAATCATCAAGACTAACTGATCTATGATTTCCTGGAGGAGCTCCATATTTTTCATTAACAGTGACAATGTTAACCCTAAATGACAATATAAAAATAATAACCAGCACTAAAATTATTATCTTTGTCATGTGCTTCATTCTATATATATCATTATTTAATCTGCAACAATTTCATTTTTACACTCAATGTCACTATCGTCATCATCTGGAGATTCGCGAGAAGCACACATAGTTTCAGCTAAATTCTTTAATTGAATCATAATTGGATCACTACTACTAGTACTGGTTCGTTGTGAAATAACTGGAGAATTTATGAATTCTATTTTTTTAACTTCTTCTTCATCTTTCAAACTCGCTTCAATCACTTTTGGAACTACAAATTCAAAAATTGGTATTTTCTCATATTTTTCATCATTGGCAAACATCTTTCCACAACTAGAATATTCCGACATCATAACTTCATTTTCATAAAGTGATAATTCGTTTCCATATTCTATATTGCCAATTTGAATTCCTTTTAAACGAGTTTCGGCAAATGGAGATATTTTATCGAATGGCTGTTTCCAACAATCAATATCTCCTTCATATGACAGTCCAACACTATCATAAGCTTTTTTCATTTTAACAGTTTCATCTTTACTATCACTCACAAATGCCACCGCTTCAATATCTCGATACATAATAACCCAAACATATTCTGGGGCATTCGTATATTTCATAAATTTTTGCAGAATGAATGGAACTGAAGTAAACTTACCATATGTTTCTTTCATTGCATTATCCAATGATGAAAAAGTGCCAACATATCCAACACAATCTGACACCACATATAGAGCCATTTTTATTATATTAATAATATTTATATATTTCTAATTGAATATTTATATAAACACATAATTGAATAATTATATATATAAATATAAAGATGAATAATATATCAAACAAAGAAGCATTAAAGAGTAAAATACATGAAATTCATAATTATTTAAGAAATAATGGTGCTGGATATGGAATGAATGCATTAAAAGTATTTAATATAATTTATGGATTAAAAAAAATAGAAGAAAATGGATTATTGGAAAAAGTAAATTTAAAAAAACCAGATTGTGAATTTTCATATTTATTAAAATTAGCAAATGAAAATGAGGATGAAAAAATAGCTGAGTTAATATTTATTAATGTATTAAATTCGATTTGTAAAAGTAATATAAAAGAACTGTTATTTTATGAAATACCAAGAAACATTAAAGGTTCGGTATTAACATTTCTTATAAAAGAAATTAATAAAATTACTATTATTGAAAAAACTTGTAATGTTTTATTATCTGGAAAAATTTATGAATATTTTATTGGAAGAGATGAAAGTGCAATTAGCGAACTAGGAGCATATTTTACGGATAGACATATTGTCGAATATATCCTAAATAAATTAAATCCATCTATAAATATTGATAAATCAATACCAACAATGATTGATATGTTTGGAGGTTCTGGTGGTTTTACTACAGAATATATTAATTTTCTAAATAAAAAATATCAACAAGCTATTAATTGGAATACGGAAATAAATAAAATATCACATTTTGATATGAACGAAGATGTTATTAAATCTGCGGGTTTAGAATTATTTTGTTTAACTAATACATTACCAAATATGAATAATTTAAAATATAAAAATTCATTTACAGATGAATTTAATGATATGAAATATAAATATGTTCTTACTAACCCGCCATATGGTGGTGATAAAAATAATAAATCAGAGGCTCAAATTAAGAGAGAAAAAATTAAAGAATATATTAAAAATGAGTTATCCAATAACAACAACAAAGAATTAATAAAAAAACGACAACAACAACTTAAAATTATAGAAATTCAAGAAAATCAAGAAAAAAAAGAAAATGATAAAAAAAAAGTTTCAGTTTCAAATTGTAGTGCAAGAATTCAAAAGTTTGCAAAAATTAATAAATTAAAAGGTAATGATAAGGAAAGTTGTTCTTTAATGTTATTAATGGACATTCTTGATATCGGAGGAACTGCTATTGGTGTTTTAAAAGAAGGGATATTCTTTAATAAAGTATATAAAGATTTAAGAAAATGTTTAATAGAAAAATATAATGTAAGAGAGATTATAAGTATTTCACAAGATCAATTTGAAAATACAACAACAAAAACATCTATTATAATATTTGATAATTCAATAGAAAAAACAAAAGAAGTTAAATTTAGTGAATTAATAATTGAAAAATATAAAGAAGATAAATTTATAGAAATAAACAATGATATTATTATTATAGAAAATAAAGATGACATTATAAATGTTAACGATAAAATAATTACAATTGTAACAAAAAATCAAATATTAGAAAACGAAATTTGTTCATTAAATGGAAAAGATTACAATAAAAAAGAATTAACTATTGGTAATGATTATGAATTAGTTAAATTAGGAAGTATATGTGAATTCTTACAAAAAAGTAAAAGAAAAGCATCATTTGGAAATACAACAGGTCAATATAATTTTTATACATCAAGTGATAAAATTCAGAAATGTGATATAAATGATTATAATGAAGAATGTTTAATTATTGGTTCTGGTGGAGTTGCAAATATAAAAATAGATAAAGAATTTAGCTGTTCCGCTGATAATTTATTAATAACATCAAAAAATAATAAATATATTTATTACTTACTCAAGGGTAATATGAATTTATTATCAATCGGATTTACTGGTTCAACATTAAAACATTTATCAAAGAAATATTTAGAAAATTTACAAATTCCAATCCCAAAATCTCAGGACAAAATACTGGAATGGATTAATAAAATTTCTACGCCATGTAATGAGAAGAATGAAAAACAAAATAAAACAAAAGAATTAGAAAATTTTGTTCAAAATAGAATAAAAGAAATTGAAGAAAATGAAGACTGTGAAGAAGTTAAGTTAGAAAACCTAATTAATATAAAAAGTGGAGAATATATTTTAAAATCAAAGATGATAGCTGGTATATATCCAGTATATGGTGGTGGGAATATATCAAATTATATAAATATTTATAATCGTGAAAATGAATTAATTATTAATAAAGATGGCGTTTCTCTAGATTGTGTAAAATTTGAAAGTAAAAAATTTTTCTTAAATCATCACGGATGGACTTTAGTTTATAAAATTATTGATTATAAAAAATATATTAATTATTATTTAATAAATAATCAAATACAAATTTATAAACTCGCTAATGGTTCTGCTCAAAAGGGTATAAATAAAGAAAAATTCTTAAAAATTAAAATTTCTATTCCTAAAAATAAACAATTAATTCAAGATTTAGAACCAATATTTCAACAAATAGAAACTTTGCAAAATGAAATTAAAATTGCAGAAGAATTATATAATAAACTAATTCAAGAATTAAGCGGTGAGGCTATGCCAAAACAAATATCAACAAAACCTTCTATCATTATTGAATCCTAATTCTATTGGGATATTAGTAAAATCTTTATAAAAATCTGCTGGTTCTTTTGGCAAATTATCATATATTTCACATGCTGAATAATATTCATTTAATGATTTAATATTTTTTTCTTTACAGAAATTAATCCATTCGTCTTTAGATTGAATTAATTTATCTATACATATTCCCATAAAATCATACCACGAATTCCATACTCCTTTTAATTTAAAATAATCTTCTGGTAAATTAATAAAATTACAATGTCTATATTTTGATTCATTATATTCTTTTTTTGATTTAATATTTAATTGTTTATTGATTGATTTAACATAATTATATTCATCTTGTTCTTCTGTAAATTTTGAATTTAACGCTTTACTATATCTTAATTTTAGTATTAATTCATTTTTGTATTCTTCAAACTCATAATCAATTGTTTTATCATTTTTACTTTTTTGTTTATTCAAATCATAGGCATATATTTTTTGTTCTATAGACTCATCGACATTTCTCATTTGTGAAATAATATTTCTAACTTTTTCATATGATTTATTATTATCTTTCCAGTCATTAGTATTTATATAAGGAATAATAATATATGCTTTTTTAAATGGATGATTTATATCTAATCTATTAGGTCTTAATAAATATTGTACTATTCTTATCTCACTAAACATATTACCAGCTACACATACACAATTAAGTTTTGGTAAATCAAATCCTTCACCAAATATATAAACACATGATATAATACCATATTGCGACTGTTTAAATTTATTTATTTCTTTATCTAAATCATTACAATTTCTACTATGAATACAATTATTATAAATTTTATCTTTTGAAATTGATGAAGAAATTTCATCTATATATTTCTTAGCTAATTCAGCATCTTCTGTTGTATTAGTATAAAGTAATATATGAGTCAAATCGCTATATTTCTCAAATGATTTTAAACACATACAACAAGACATATATATCTCATCATTTATTACTTCATTATTTTTTAAAACCAAAATATTATAATCGGTTATTTTTTTATTTTCTATTGCCCAGTGTACAGATTTAGTATCAATATATTTCCCAAAAATCATTTCATCGTCCATAGAATATATTCCTTCATCTATTATTTTTTCAGTTGCAGTCATAAATAATGTTTTTAAAGAAATTATTTTATGAAATATACAAAAACCCTTTTTACCCACTAGGTGATGAGCTTCATCACCAATTTTCAAATCGAATGGAACATCAATTAATAAATAACATGAATGATATGTTGAAATTATAAATTTTGGTTCTGTTGTTGATTTAAGAAATATATCTATGCTACTCAATGATGAATCATCGCCTCCGATAAATAATATATCACTTTTTGGGAATACTTTTAATATTTCTTTATATATTTGTTTTTGTAAATTAATATTTGGAACACCAAATAAAATAGATTTAAATTTTAATAATTTTATAATCAATATACTCAATAAAGTTTTTCCAAGTCCGCAAGACCAAATTATCTTACCAATATTATTAATTTTATAAAAATTTTCAATTATTTCTAATACATATTGTTGATGTTCATTTGGTTTTATTCTTTTTTTATTAAACATTTTTATTACATTTGGTATATTTCTTATTTTTTCACATCTGTTTATCATAAGTATTTCTTCTTTTGTTAAAATTTTATATTCTATATTTAATTTTTGTATATATAATTCAATAAAATTAATTAAACATCTATCATAAAATTCAGTACCTCCGCCTTTATAAATATTATACATTTTAAAATATAATTTTAAACATTTATCTATTATTATCATTTTTTCTAATGGTATTTCAATGACATATATATATTCACCTCTTTTTACTTCTCCAGTAATATATGTATTATTTCTATCTATTATAGACGATGATATACCCATTTTTATAACATTTTCTTTTTGATACCATATATTATCTCTAAGATAGATAAATCCTTTTAATTTATTCATTCTTTTATATATAATTCAATAAATCAATTTTTATATGGAGATAAAGTGTTATGAAAATAAACTATTACACACTGATGATGATTACCCAGCATATCAATCATTTCACAAAAATGGAAACATAATGTGGAAGACATGGTATAAAAAAGGAATCATACATCGAGATAACAATCCAGCGGATGAAGAATATTACGAAAATGGTAAAATACAAAATAAAACATGGTATCAATATGGTAAAATTTACAGAGAAAATAACTTACCAACGAGTGAAGGTTATGATATCAACAGTAGAATAATATACAAATCATGGACGATGAACAATATAACAAAAATAATATATTATAATGATGAAAAAATAATAAAAAAAGAGTGGTATCAAAATGGAATGTTACATAGAGATATTGAACCAGCGATATATGTATATTATGACAATGGAAAAATAAAAGAAAAACATTGGTATCAATGTGGAAAAATTCATCGTAATGATAATCTACCATCAAAAGAATTATTCAATGAAGATGGAGAAATAACAAAATTATCAATTGATGAATTAATTTCTCCATTTAATCCATGCAATACAGACAATGATTGTTATTTATGTTATCAAAATAATGACAATATGATAATAACTGATTGTCATCACGTATTTTGTTATCAGTGTATTCAAAAGTACACAGTTTGTCCATATTGCTATAGAAAGTTATGAAAATTTATACCATGACGTTATGTCTCGCAATATCTTTAAACAATTCTTTATAATATGTAGAACAAATACCAGAATTAATACTTTTCAATACTCGTTGAGATGGAATGCTTTCGATATACAAACCAATCAACATAAAACATTCTTTGAATTTTTTCAATTCTGAATTTTCCCATCGAGTTGCATTATTAATACTCAACAATTGAGTTGAGATTACAGCACCTTCTAGAATACCATTTGTGATATCACAATCAATCAACTTGAATGATTTATCAATATCACTATTAAATACAATATCATTACCAACAATTGAAAACGTCTCTGTTTTAAATTTTTTATTAAGAAATCGAACGATTTCATTAAAATCGCTAACTGTGATTACTTTTACCGCTTTCAACTTAAATCCAACACACTGTGTTTTGATTGAAACATCCATTCTACATATGTATTAAAATTGAATTCAAATATGTATATATAAAATGGATAATCCGACAATAATCACACGATACAATAATCAATCTATTTATAAGAAAGAATGGTTAGTTGATGATAAACATCACCGTGAAAATGATTTACCAGCAATAGAGATGTATAACAGAGATGGTGTGATAATAGAGCAACATTGGTATAAAAATGGAAAATTACATCGTGATAATGATAAACCAGCAGTTATAAATAATTTAGGACAGATGCATTATAAAGAAGGAGTTAGATATTATTTCGAAGATTTATCAACAACACGTGAAGAAATATTATACAATGGAGGAAGGCGTGTAACATGGTTTAAAAATAATAAAATATTGGTTGATAATGAAATTCCATCAATAATAATTTATAGAGTTGATAATTCTATCAGTTCAAAACAATGGAAAGATAGAACTGGAGATAAACCATGCATAGAACATTATTTCGAGAGTGGTAGTCTAAAAGAACAGCATTGGAAAAAAGATGATAGTATTCATATATTAACATACAACACCGATGGAGACATTGATACAGATAAATATGAAGATTCCAATATGTTGAATGTTGAAGAGTACAAGTACTCACTATTGAGTGGTAAATTAATTAGTAAAGAAATGCATAAATATACTAAACATAAAGATCCAATAACTGAAGGAAGAGTGGTAAAATCATCCAAAGTAGGATTTAGATTTGGATTATAAAATTGATTTTTTATATATGGCATAAAACGATGAATACTGTCGATTTTGGACTGTATTACAATGGAAATATTCATTTTGAAGAGTTTCTTACTAATGGTGTATTTCATAACACAGATAATCCAGCAAGGAGATATTATTATCCCAATGGTGTTATTCATTTCGAAGAATGGTATAATAATGGTGAGATAAAGGCGTTTAAAGAATATCATCACAATGGTAAGTTATTTTCTCAAGAATGGTTCGTAAATGGAAAACTACATAGTGAAAATGATTTACCAGCAAAAGAAGATTATGATTGTAACGAAGATTTGATAACGCAATATTGGTATCAAAATGGAGAGTTACATAGAGACAATAATCCAGCAAGGGAAGAAAGTTTTAAAAATGACGGTGAAATAATGTTCAAAAAAGAATGGTATCAACACGGAAAACGTCAAAGAGAGAATGATTTACCAAATGTTGAAATATATTATGACAATTGTAACATATATAATAAAGAATGGTATGTGGGTGAAAAATTACATCGCGATGCATACCTTCCAGCAAAAGAAGAATATTTAAAAGATGGTAACATATTTTGTAAAGAATGGTATAAAGAAGGGAAATTACATCGTGAAAATAATCTTCCAGCATTAATCAACTACTTCGGAACTAACGATATAAACATAGAAATCAACAGCCGTGGTAAATTTGTGTATCTAAAAATGTGGTACCTCGATGGAAAATTACAACATTCTGAAGAATACAAAGAATCAGACAAAATTGAATATTAATTGATAAAATCATTATTTTTTCATAATTGAATCCATAAATGTATATATAAAAATGGAAATTATTTATTTTGAAGGTACAGATATTATTGAAGAAATAAGATATACAAAAAATGGAATATTACATACAGATGATGATACTCCAGCATATCAATTATTTAATGAAAATGGAAAAATTATGGCAAAAGCTTGGTATAAAAATGGAAAATCACATCGTGACGACGACAAACCAGCTTTTATATGTTATAATGAAAATATTATATCGAAAGCTTGGTATAAAGATGGAAAATATTATCGCGATAATGATGAAGCAAATTACATATATTATATAAATGATAAAGAAATATGGATAAAACAGTGGTGTGAAAATGAATATAAATTAAAAATTAGAGAAAATTTACCATCAGTTGAAGTTTATAGCGAAAATGAAATTATTATATCAAAAAGATTTATATATAAAAATAATTGTGCACATATGGAAAAATACAATAATGGTATAATACAAGAAAAAATATGGTTCAAAGATTTCAAAAGACATTCATCCGCATATTGCAATAATATTAAATTATTCAGAGAAAATAATCTACCATCAAAAGAAATATATAACGAAAATGGTGAGTTGATTGAATCATTATTTATTGATGAATATACCAAAGTATTCAATTCGTACATCGGAAACGAAATTTGTGGAATCTGTCATGAAACAGATAACAACATGATAACAACAAAATGTAATCATATATTTTGTAAAAAATGTATTGATTCATGGATAGATATAGATAAAGACGAATGTCCATATTGCAGACAATTATTTTAAATCACTATTTTTTCATAATTGAATCCATAGATGTATATATAAAAATGGAAACCACTTACCACGAAGGTACTAATATTATTGGAGAAATAAAATATTTAAAAAATGGAGAATTACATACGGATGATGATACTCCAGCACATCAAATATTTGATATAAATGGAAAAATAATACTCAAACGATGGTATCAAAATGGAAAATTACATCGCGATACTGATGAACCTTCAACAGAATATTACAGTGGAGAAAAAATAACAGTTCGAACATGGTATCAAAATGGAGAAAAACATCGTAATAATGACAAACCCGCTGATGAATATTATTTCATGAATTTTGTGACAAAAAGTTGGTACCAAAATGGAAAACAACATCGTGATAATGACAAACCAGCTGAACAATTGTATTTTAACGAATTGATTACATCAGAAAAATGGTATCAGAATGGAAAACGACATCGTGATGATGATAAACCAAGTGATATAGAATATAAAAATAATGGAGAAATATGTAAAAAAAGTTGGTATGAAAATGATCAATTAAAAATTCGACAAAATTTACCATCAATAGAGGTGTATAATATTGATAACATCAGTAAAACATTTGCATATGAAGGTGATAACACAGTTGAAGAAATTTATCACAATAATATCATAAAAGAAAAGATATGGCGTAAGAATGGAAAGTTATACAGAGAAAATAATCTACCATCAAAAGAATGTTATGATCTTGGTGGTATTATACGTAAAATATTTACGTATGAAGGCGATAACACTGTTGAAGAAATTTATCACAATAATATCATAAAAGAAAAAATATGGCGTAAGGATGATAAACTATACAGAGAAAATAATCTACCATCAAAAGAAATATATAACGAAAATGGTGAGTTGATTGAATCATTATTTATTGATGAATATAATAAAGTATTCAACTCATATATTGGTAATGAAGATTGCGGTATTTGCTATCAACGAGACAACAACATGATATCAACAAAATGTAATCATATATTTTGTAAAAAATGTATTGATTCATGGATGGATACAAGAAGCGACGAATGTCCATATTGCAGACAATCACTTTAATGAGTTAGGAATATACACCTTGTAAATATTACTTTTATCAAAAGTAAACAATCCAAGATTGCACAAAGTATAAACACTTATTTTTTTCTTCAATTTAACACTAAATGATAAAGTTATAATTTTATTAATAAATCGTACCATCGATCCCAAGAATTTCTTATCATCAGGAGTAGTGAAACAAGGTTTATTAATTTCATAATCTACAACCAAACATTGTAATCTACTATTCATATAAGAAACATTTTTTCGTAAATTAACAATTAGCCATTCAACTGATACTTCATCATCTGAAATAAAATGTTTAAATCCACAAACATTGAGTAACCATAGTGATGCTTTTAAACAAGCACTCGTATAAACACACTTATCGTAAATCAAATCAACATAATCCATACTACATATCATAACACTGCTATACTTATCTTGTTCTATTTTTTGTAATTCATCAATAGATTTATTAATATCATTAAACAAACATAATTTAACAAGATTTTTATACATAATTTTAACTCTGTTATTAATATAAGTTTCAACAAAATTTCCATTTATTTCCCCATTGAATGAATAAAACTTTCTCAAACAATATTTTTCATACTTATATCTATCCACCGTTTCCATATCTTCATTATTTCTTATAACCATGGCTTCTTCATCAGTTATTTCATCTGATTTAGCAATTTCATCACATTTTACAGCAACTAATCCTTTCTTACAATCACTGATGGTATCTAATGTGACCTCTCCATCAACATTACAAAGATATCTAATTGTCGCACCAGTATTATTAATCTGATTCATAAAACGAGTTGGAAATGAATTTCTTGATAGATTACGAATTCGAGTGGTTTCGAGCCATAGGTGAAAATAATCTGATTCGTAGAATGATACATTACCTAATTCATCATAATTCCATTGAATATGATCATCGTCTATTTTCTTATACATATCGTATCGTTTGTTATATATATGGCGTCGTATATCACTAACATTGGTTGGAAGATTCAAACCAGTTCCATTATCAAAGCAGATAAAATATTCAGAATCGGTTAAATTTCTAACTCTTCCCAACATTTGTCTACAAGTTTCAACATCACATGATTTATCTGTCATATAACTAAACAGTTTATCAAAATGTTCCATTTCAAAACTAACTCCAGCTGAACAAGTTGGAGTATACATTAATACATCAAGAGAACTCCATGATTCATCGACATTATTGAAATCATATTTTTTTTCAGATTGTTTAGTTTCAGAACTATATAATTTTATTTGTTTCTTTGGATATTTTTCTTTCAATAATTCTTCAAATGTTTTTGCCATTGTTAAAGAATTGATGGGTATCACAATTTTATTATCTTCATCCAAATATTCAATAAGTTTGTTAAACCATACATCACTTTTATCAGTTATATAATAAGTATCATCTTTCGCACGTTTCCACTTATTCCAATGAAAGAATATTTCACCACCTCGTAATCTACACAAAGTGTTATATGTTCTGTCA